TCATCTTTTTGCGCGGCGGCGAGCAAGTCATGGCCTCGAGGTTGCAAGGCCAAAAACCGGCGATCGTCCGGATTCGCGCCTGTCATGACGCCGAGCGCATCACGCCGGATTGGCGCTTGCGCGATGTGCGCGACGGCACGACCTACAATATCCGCTCGATCACGCTAGCGCCGGACCGCGGCTATTTCGATCTCCTCGTGCAAGCGGGAGTCGCAACCTGATGGCCGTGCAAGGTATCCAAGAATTCAACCGCCAGATGATCGAGATCATCCCGGCCGCAATCCTCGAGGCGACGCGCCAAAGTATCGCCGAGTCGATGGCGCCGGTGGTCAATCAAATGAAGGGCCTGGCGCCTTACGATACCTCAACGGGTGAGGCGAAGCGGCGGCACGCGGTGCATTTACGCGACACCATCCGGGCCGAATGGAGTACGGCGAAGAACGTCGAGAGATCGGCGCTTGCACTGCGCATGCTGATCATCGCCGGCTCGGCCGGGACTCAAGTCGGCGCGCGCAAGGTTTCGATGCAAAAAGCGGCGATCATTGGCAAGGGCGGCAAGCAATTTCAGCTCGCCAGGTTGATCGAGTTTGGCACGCAGGAGCACAAGGCCAGACCCTTCTTTTTTCCAATCTGGCGCGCCTATCGCATGCGCCTTCGGCGCTCGGTGTCGAGCCGCGTCAACGCGGTGATCACGCAATATTCCAATACGAGCTCGAGCGGCGGGAGCATGGCAGCATGACAATGCAAGGCTATTGGTTTCCGATCGATCGCGTGCCGGTGGATCCGGCCAATCCGCCGAGCTCGCCGGCCGGCGATCTGCAACGGGCAATTTATCAGGCGCTCACCGGCGATCCTTACCTGATGACGCTGATCAACGGCGTCTATGATTTTGTCCCGGAAGCGAGGCCTGACATTGCCGGCCGTGAGCTTGATCCATGGGGCGACGTGCAGGCCTATGTTTCCTTCGGGCCGCTCGACGCACTCAACGATAGCGCCGAGTGCATTGAGTCGGGGCACTACACGTTGCAGCTCGACGCATGGTCCCGGCAAAAGACCTCTGTGCATTGCCGGCGGATTGTCGACCAGATTCGCCGCCTGCTCGACGGCACCACCTTTGAAACCACGACCGGCAATGCGCTCGTCGGCCTCACCGACGAGACCTGGCGCGAAATGCGCGATCCCGACGGCCTGACAACGCACGGCATTGTTTCGGTGCAGGGCTCGATCGAGGACGAAATGTGATGGCGCGCGGCATCTTTCATAAGCCGGTGTGCTACCGGCCGCCTCGCTCGAAACTTTGTTACGAGATCGGCGCCTCGAGCCGGATCCAGATCGTCAAACGGGCAATCCTCAATCATGCGGTTTCGATCGGCGCGGCGATCGAGCTCCCAGCCAATTATTCTCCGCGAAACCACAAAGGAGCAACGAGCGATGGCACGGGCAGTCACTGAGAACTTTTGGGAAATGATCCTCGAGATCGAGACGACCGGCGGCAAACTGCCACCGGCGCCGGTGGCGATCGAGGGGGTGAGCAAGGGCAACCCGGCGGTGCTCACGGTTGGCACCGGCTCGATCACGCAGTTTACCAACGGCGATAGCGTGACGGTCGGTGGCGTCACCGCCACCGGTTTTACGGCCGTCAACGGCGTGCATACGGTTGCGGCCGTCAATGTCGGCGCCGGCACCTTTGCGCTTGCCACCGTCGACACCTCAGCCGCGGCGGCGCCGGCCGGACCTGGCGGCACGGTGCAACCTGCCAACCCGCGGCCGGCGGCGGTGCCGATTACCTCGATCACCAATGTGATCAATGCGGTGGTGACGGTGGGCTCGGCGGCGATCGTCAATTTCAAGGCCGGTGATAGCGTGACGATCGCCGGCGTGACAAATGCCGGATTTACGGCGATCAACGGCCAACAGACCATTAGCGCGGTGAATACGCTCACCGGCTCGTTCACCACGACGTTCGACGCTTCGGGTGCCACCGGCTCGGCCAATACCGGCACGGCACAAGGCGCGGCGCCGCCGGCCGATCAATTGGTGTGGGCCAAGATTTGCGGCATTACCTCGAGGACGGTCTCGCGCGCCGATACCATGCAGACGAGCGAGGTGCCGGATTGCGACGATGAAAGCCTGCCATCGGCGACCGAGCGCGCGGTGCAATCTCAGGAGATCTCGATCACCGGGACCGGCGTATGGGCGGCACAATCCACGCCATTGATGAAAAGCTGGTGGTACTCGGCCAAGACCAAGAATGTTCGCGTTACCGATCTGTTGACGCCGACCGGTTTCATCGAGCAGGAAACCGGACCGGCCTACCTGACAAACCTCAACAATCAGGCGCAGAAAGGCCAGAAAGTCAGCGCCGATATCACCATCGCCTTTGATGGCCTGCCACAGCTCACCTATGCCGGCGGCACGGCGGCACCCTGATGCCACGGCCGAGCGCACCATTGATCGCCTGGCCGCAAGGCGAGCACGCCTTTTGGCTCAATCTCGGCGAGCTCCGTGCGCTCGAGCAGGCATGTGACGCCGGCTTTATGCTGATCTGGACAAGGATGATTAGCAGTCAGCCGCGCGTCGATGACGTCTACCAAACCATCCGGCTCGGCCTCATCGGCGGCGGCATGCCGACCGACAAGGCCAATGCGCTCACCGCCAAGGCTTTCGAGGAATCCTCGATCATGACGCTGATAAGGACGGCCGAGCCGGTACTCAGGATCTCGATCCTTTGGGATGAGGAGAAAACCCCAACGGGGGAGTAGAGGCGGGAGAGGATGAGAGCGAACCGCTCGAACCCCTCCCGAACGGAAGAACACACTGGCACGCACTTTACACGCTCGGCGCCGCGATGAACTTGACGCCGGGCCAGATCAACGAGCTCTCGCGCTATGAATTTAATTGTATGTCCAATGGCTTTCGACGGATTCATAAACCGGTGAATAAAGCTCTAGAGCAACCCGATTCAGACCTGGCCGAGCTCGGCATTGAAGGTTTTGCATAATGGCCGACGATCTGAAACCGCTGATCGTGAGTGTTGAGGCCAACCTCAACAAGCTCAACAAGCAAATGGCACAGGCGGCCAAGGCGGGCAGCGACGCGGCCAAATCGATCGATAAGGATTTTACCAGCGCAAACGACAACATTGCCAAATCCTACGACAAGAGCGCCAAGGCGGCGACGGTCTCGCTCGGCCAGCAGCAGGCCGCGGCGCAAAACCTGCATTTCCAGATCCATCAAATCGCCACCACGCTCGCCGGCGGCATGTCGCCGTTCGAAGTGATGGCGCAACAGGGCTTTCAGGTTGTCGACGCGCTCGAGCAGGCCGGCAAGGGCGCCAGCGGCATCTTCACGGCGATCGGCGGCGCGGTGACAAAGATCCTCAATCCGCTTTCGATCCTGACGTTTGCAACGATTTACCTCACCGGCGTGGCGGTTGATTATCTGCTCAAGCTCGCCGGCGGCACCGACGCCGCGATCAAGGCCACTGAGGAGCAGATCAAGAGCGTCGAGGGCATGGCGGCGGCCTACAAGAATTCGATTCCCGAGCTGAGTGAGTATCTCGACAAGCTCAAGGAGATCAAACAACACTTAGAGGACACCAAGAATGCGCCGGCGGCACAAAAGGAGCTCAACGCCGCCGTTCAGGAAGGCCTGACCGCGGCCAAGAGCGCGACGGCGCAAATCGGCCTGTCCGGCTTTGGCTTCATGAAGCCGGAAACCCGCGCGCAAGTCGAGGCGATCAGCCAAGAGCTCAACAATATGGAGCATGCGGCGGCCAACGGTACGCTCAAGGTTGCCGATCTTCAGGCCGAGTTTGACAAGCTCGACGCCATCCTCGCCGGCATCAAGGACAAGAGTTTTCTCGGCGATCTGCCGGCGCAATTGGAGAAGGCAAAAACCGCGCTCGAGGAGGCGGCCAAGACGGCGGAAAAGGTGGGCCCGGCCTTGAAAAAGGCGGCGGATCCCGACGCGGCCGCGGTGGAAAAATACAGCAAGGCCATGAAGGATCTCGGCGCCGTCACTGAGGCGCAACTGACCAAGGCGCAAGAGATCGAAAAGCACTACAAAGAGGCGATCGCCGCGGCGACGGAAGAGATCAACGTCCAAACCCGCGCCTTGCATGAGCGCGCCGCCGAGATCGAGCGCAACAATCAACTGACGCAATTGCACAATGACGCGATCCAAACGCTCGC